AAAGCGAAACTTGAAAGAGATCGCTTAAGAGATATCACAAAACGTGTAGATAGTCTAAACACTCTAGACTCTTTGAAAAAACTGCACCCATAAAATAGGAAAATAAATGGCTGCGATCACCACAAGACAGACTGGAACTACAGGGGTAGATGGAGTTACCAGAAAAAACTTACCTCTCAACAACACAGAGATCGATAATAACTTTATTAGTTTAAATAATAACAAACTAGAAAAGTCTGAAAATTTAAATGATTTAGTTAACAAAGCTACAGCTAGAACTAACTTGGGTGTAGCGATTGGTAGTGATGTACAAGCATATGATACAGATTTGGCTGCAATCGCACAATTAGCTACTAATGGTTTTATTGTTAGAACTTCTGAGGGAAATGCAGTAACAAGAGCAATTGGTGGTTCTGGTAATAATATTATTGTCACTAATGGTGACGGTATTTCTGGTAACGTAGCTATTGCTGTTGGCTCTAATATTCCAAAACTAGACGCCACATCTAACATTTTTAGTGGTGATATTACAGCTGCTAATTTAAACTCTACATCTGATGCAAACTTAAAGCATGATGTAGAATCTGTGCAAAATGCATTGTCTATCGTAAAGCAGTTAGATGGTGTAGGATTTACATGGAATAACACTGGTAAAAGATCATACGGTGTTATAGCACAACAGTTAGAATTAATCCTACCAGAACTGGTAGACGAACAAGACGGAGTAAAATCTGTTAACTATCTCGGTATTATTGCATTCTTAATCAATTCTGTAAAAGAACTAGACGAACAACTGCAAGAATTGAAAAACAAAAACGCATAAATAATAAGTATTAATGCCGAGTTCTAAGGGGAGCGAAGATGGCAATCAAAATTCAAAATAGCACTGTCATTGATGACAGTCGTGCAGGGGCTTTACTTAGCCTGACTATCGGTCAGAACGCAGGTTCTGGCGCATCTTTCTTAAAAATCCCATTCTATTCTTCGGCTGCTGCAAGAGACGCTGCTATATCCTCGCCAGAGGTTGGTATGATTTGCGTAACTGCAGGTCAATTCTTAGGTTATGATGGAACCAAATGGGGGTCTATTGTCGGCGGGATTGAGGAAGATGCCTTGTGTCTAGCATTAATAGACCTGAACTAAATATAAAAATAACGATGGAGAAAAATAAATGACTGTTAACATTTCATCATTAGAAGCAGTTATCCAAGGTAAGATGAATGCTCTCACTACAAGTAGTGACAGCAAAGAAGTCATTTATCTTGCAAAAGCACTAGAGTCTTTGGATAATGGCGTACTAACATCAGTTGCTTTATACTCTCAACTACCAGCAGCAGCTAATTCTACTGGTCGTGTAGTATATGTTTCTGACACGCAAAAAGTTTACTACTCTAACGGTAGTTCTTGGGTTGTTCTTTCAACAGCACAAGATCCAAACTTCTCGATTTCTACTCTAGGTGTTGAATATCTAGAAACTGAAGACTACGCTTTATTAACAGAAGCTGTTGATACTTCTGAAGACTGGGATTTAATCACATCTCCTGTTGATTCATCTTCAGACTGGTTCCAGCTTTCTCTTGTTAACAAGGGAACACAAGGTGATATTTATATCGACCCAACATGGTTTACATTCACTGTCTATGATGGTGTTACACGTGCTGGTGTTAAACATTTGGCAGCACACAAAAATAACTTAGACTTTGAAAACATGGTTGCATCTCAACAAGGATTCTGCCATCTATTAAAAACAACTCATACTACAATCCCTTCAGGTACTCCAACACCTATCCCATTTAGTACTGCACGTATTATTGATACACGCATGGGAACATTTGATGCTGGTTACTTTACATCTAACTGGGAAGGTTGGTATAAAGTTATGTTCTCTGTATGGACTGATGGAGATGTTTACTTTATGCTTGGTGGTAGTCAGACATCTCTTGATAATACTACTACAACATTTGCTAACAATGAAAACTATGCGCATCGTGTTGTTTATCTAAAGAAATATGAAACTCTAAGACTTTATGCTATGTCTGACGGTATTGGTACATTGAGCACTAGAACTGTTTATGGTTATGACTACAACCATCCTAACTTGGCTCAGATGAGTATCGAGTTTCTTGGTAAATAATTGATATAAGGAAAAAGATATGTCAAAACAAGTTAGATTTAGAAGAGGAACTACAGCACAACACTCTGTGTTTACTGGTCCAGCTGGAGAGATTACAGTAGATACAGATAAGAAAGCACTAGTCGTACAAGATGGTGTTACTGCTGGTGGTATCCCTATTGCAAGAGCAGATCGCCAAAGAGGCTGGTCTAGAACAGAAATTTTCACTGCAAACGGCACTTGGACACAATCTGGTAAAACAGACCTAAAACGCATTATTGTTACTATTTACGGTGGTGGAGGAGGTGGTTCTACTGCTGGCGGTGGACAAGGTGGAGTTGGATTAGTTGTTTTAGATACTGCAACAATAACTACAACTGTTGCAGTGACAATTGGATCTGGCTCCACTGGTACAGGTGGTACTACTAGTTTCGGTACATATATCTCTGCTACTGGTGGTACTGCTGCAAGTAGTACTACTGGCGGAGTTGGTGGAACAGCAACTGGTTCTGGAGTTTATAGTTTAGGTGCACAAAGTGGAAGCACTGCGCCTTACAATCCATCAACATCTTCACATGGTGGTGGTGAAGGAAGCAGTTCTACTATTAGGGGTGTTTTTGGTTCAGGTGGAGTAAATGCAACAGGTGGACAAGGTTGCGTTATAGTTGAAGAAATTTATGGTTATGTATAAGGAGATAATTTAAATGTCAAAACAAGTTAGATTTAGAAGAGGAACTACAGTACAACATTCTAGTTTCACTGGTATTGCTGGTGAAGTTACTGTAGATACAGATAAAAAAGTTCCTGTTGTACATAACGGATCTACTGCTGGTGGTATTCCTTTATTAAGAGAAGATCGCCCACGTGGAATGACTAAAATAGAAATTTTTACTACTACTGGAACTACATATACTATTGCAAATAAAACAGATTTAAAACGAATTCGTGTAACTGTTTATGGCGGTGGTGGTGGTGGTGGATCGTATTCTGGCGGTGGTATGGGTGGTTATGGATTTCGTACATTAGAACTTAATGAATTAACAACTAACACTGCTGTTACTATCGGCGCTGGCGGGGCAAGTGGCGCTGCTGGTGGTACTACATCTTTTGGAACATTTATTAGTGCATCAGGTGGCGGTGCTGGTGGTGGAAATGATGCAGGCGGTGCACCTGGTGCTGCTAGTGGCACTAACGTAGTTAATCTTGGTGCACAGGGAGGAAGAAATGGTCAATATTATTCTCACCCTGCATATGGTGGATCATATTTTCCAAACAATGGAGCGGCTGGTGGTGGCTTTGGTGCTGGTAGGGCAGGTGGATCAGCTTTAGGTATCCGAGGTGGTGGTGGTGGATCTGGTGCAGCTGGTGCACAAGGTTGCGTTATAGTTGAAGAAATTTATGGTTATGTATAAGGAGATAATTTAAATGTCAAAACAAGTTAGATTTAGAAGAGGAACTACAGTACAGCACTCATCATTTACTGGTGCTGTAGCAGAAGTTACTGTAGATACAGATAAAAACGTAACAGTAGTTCATGATGGTGCCACAGCAGGTGGTGTTCCTTCTGCTCGTGAAGATCGTCCACGTGGAATGACTAGAACAGAAGTTTTTAGCACTGTCGGAGCTTCAACATGGACATCAACAGGTAAAACAGACTTAAAACGTATCATCGTTACTTGCTATGGCGGTGGTGGCGGTGGTGGTGCCAACGCTGGTGGCGGTTCTGGTGGAATTGGTACTAGAACTATTGAACTTGCAGATATAACCACTAACGTAACAGTTACTGTTGGTGCGGGTGGTGCCTCTAACGCTGCTGGTGGTACTACATCTTTTGGAACATATATTTCGGCTACTGGCGGTGCAGCAGGTTCTGGTACTAGTCCTGGTGACGGTGGTACAGCTAGTGGAACTAACGTAACTATTTTAGGTGGACAACGTGGCCAATCATATGGTTCAGCTAGCGTTGGAACATATTATTTTGGTTACTACCAAGTTGGACCAGTTAGCGTAGCTGCTAACGGTGCTGGTGGTGGAATCAGCGGTGGTGGTCGCAGGGGTGACAATGCCAATGGTATTACTGGCGGTGGCGGTGGAGCTGGTGCAGCTGGTGCACAAGGATGTGTTATCATTGAAGAAATTTACGGACTTTGATCTTAAGGAGATATAAATGAGTCAATTATACACTATTGCACATATCAAGAATGGTGCAGTTGAAAATACATGCGTTTGGGACAGAATCCCTAATTCTACAGATGATGCCGCATTCGGCAGCTACGAATATGTAAACGTTACTGGTTCTCCAGTTAGTATTGGGTGGGAATATGCTGATGGCGTTTTCACTAATCCAGAAGATGTTACCCAAGTTTGGTCTGTTCCTGCTGGAGAATAATCTAGTCTAACAGATAAGAATCCCTCTGCGGAGGGATTTTTTATTTGCATTCTCGATTATTATAAATAATAAACATAGAAATCAGGAATCTTAAATGGCAACCATTAGTAATCTATACGTAGACGCTGGTGCAACATACAGCAATATAATAACTGTGAGTGCATCAAATGGTCAGGCATTAGACTTGACAGGATACACTGTTGCTTCACAGATGAGAAAATCATATAGTTCTAGTCAAGCGTATAGTTTTAATGCCTCTATATACAATGCCACACAAGGCAAGGTTCGACTTCAATTAACACCATCACAATCAGAAACGATCCCTGCTGGTAGATGGCTTTATGATGTTGAAATAACCTCTCCATCTGGTGCAAAAACCAGAGTTGTAGAAGGTATTGTTACAGTGAACCCACAAATAACACAAATATAAAATGACAGATACAGTAGTAACAGTTGAACCAGATGCAGCCTTGGCAGTTGCAGTTTCCGAAGGTGTTATCACATTAGCTGCAACTAGCACCTCTTCACCTGCAATAGTTGAATCTATAGATTCTGTCGGGGATGTTGATACAATAACTAATGGAAAAATTAATGGTTCTGTTTTGGTTTATAGAACAGCAACAAATAAATGGACATCGACCACTACGCTAGATGCGCAGAACATGGAAGGTGGAGAATTTTAACGGAGAAAATAAAAGATGGCATCAATTATTAGAATTAAACGCTCATCAGTTAGTGGTAATCCAGCCACTCTTGGAGCTGGTGAATTAGCATACTCTGCCTTAGTAGATAATGGATCTAATGGTGGTGATCGCCTATACATTGGTATGGGTACAGAAACTGCAGGTAATGCAGCTAACCACGTTGTTATCGGTGGTAAATACTTCACCGATATGTTGGATCATACAAAGGGTGTCCTAACTGCTAGTTCTGCTCTTATCACTGACGCTAGTTCTAAGTTAGATAATTTAAAAGTTGATAACTTAGATTTAAATGGCAACACAATTAGCACTACAGATACTAATGGTGACTTGCTATTAACTCCGAATGGTACTGGTAAGACAGTTATCACTAATCCATATATTGGAGATAACTCTACATCTCTTGCTGAGTATATCTTTGATACTGTTGGTGGAGCGATTACTGCTGGAACTGGTATTACTATTGCAAATAGCGATGGTGGCAATACTTCTACTGTGTCTATCACTAATACTGGTGTCACTGCTGGTTCATATGGTTCTGCGACTGCTATCCCTGTTTTAACAATTAATGCGCAGGGACAAATTACTGCAGCAACTACTGCTTCTGTTGCTTCTAACTTAAATATCGCTGGTGATACTGGTACAGACGGTATTGCTTTATTAAGTGAAACACTAACATTTGTTGGTGGTACAGGTATCACTAGTGCAGTTACTGCAAATACAGTTACGTTCGATATCGACTCTACTGTTGCAACATTAACTGGCACTCAAACTCTTACTAACAAGACGTTAACTGCTCCAGTTATTGCTACTATTGTTAATAGCGGCACTCTGACACTACCAACTTCTACAGATACTCTGGTAGGTCGTGCAACAACAGATACATTAACAAATAAGACTTTAACTGCACCAAATATTGCCACTATTGTAAATACTGGAACATTAACACTACCAACTTCTACAGATACTCTGGTAGGTCGTGCAACAACAGATACTCTAACCAATAAAACTATCAGCGGTTCTAATAACACGCTAACTGATATTGGTAATTCTTCTCTTACTAATAGTTCTGTAACTATTGGTTCTACTACAGTTTCTCTTGGTGGAACATCTACATCGCTAGCTGGGCTAACTGAAGTAACTGTCGATAATATTAACATCAACGGCAGCACAATTTCTTCTACAGATACTAATGGCAATATTGTTATTAGCCCGAATGGTACTGGTAAGGTTGATGTTGCAGGTTCTATTATTACTGGTCTTGCTGAACCTGTATTAGCATCTGACGCTGCCACAAAGAACTACGTTGATACTGTTGCAGAAGGTCTACACGTACACGAAGCAGCTCATTGCGCTACAACTGCATCGCTTGCCACACTTTCTGGCGGAACAGTTACATACAGCAATGGAGCTAGTGGCGTTGGAGCGACCCTTACACTTTCTAGCGGACTAACTGCTATTGACGGACACACGTTAGTCAACGGTGATCGTATCCTTGTTAAGAATGAAAGTACCCAAGCACACAACGGTATGTATGTTCGCACTAGTGCGACAGTACTTACCCGTGCAACAGACTTTGATACTGGTGCTGAAATCGGTGGTGGTGATTTTACATTCGTTGAGAATGGTACTACATACGCATCAACTGGTTGGGTTCAAACTTATGAAGTAATAACAGTTGGTACTGATCCAGTTATCTGGCAACAGTTCTCTGGTACTGGAACATTTACAGCTGGTAATGGTTTAACTATTTCTGGCACAGAATTTAATGTTGTTGGTACTGCAAATAGAATTACAGTTAACCCAGATAGTATTGATATTGCATCAACATACGTTGGTCAGACTTCTATTACTACACTTGGTACTATTGGTACTGGTACTTGGCAAGGTACTATCGTTAGCCCAACATACGGTGGTACTGGTGTAAATAACGGCACAAAGACTATCACTCTTGGTGGTAACTTAACAACATCAGGTGCGTTTAACACAACACTAACCGCAACTGCTAACACTAACGTAACATTACCAACTACTGGTACTCTTGCAACACTTGCTGGTACTGAGACATTTACTAACAAGACATTAACATCACCAACAATCACTGGTGGTTCCATTAACAATACACCGATTGGTGCTACAACAAGATCAACTGGTGCATTTACAACATTAACTGCAGACGGAGCAGTAACATTTACTGCAACAACTGCTTCAAGTAGTTCTACTACTGGTGCATTAGTCGTTTCTGGTGGTGTTGGTGTTGCAGGAAATATTTACGGTGCTGGTGCTGCTACATCTACTTTAGATGGTTTTAACATTGATGGTGGTACTTACTAAATAATTTGAAAGGGTAGTTTTTACTACCCAGTTGTAACCTTTATTAAGGGATTGGCATGTCAAATAAAGTCTTACTGAAGAAATCTTCAGTAGTATCAAAAGTCCCATTAACAACGGACTTAGATTACGGCGAGTTAGCGTTAAACTACGCTGACGGTAAACTTTACTTTAAAAACTCATCTAACGTTATCAAAAGTTTTACTCTTGATGACAACGTAGTCACACTTGCTGGAACCCAAACCCTTACAAATAAAACTCTAACATCACCTACTATTAATGGTGGTGCTCTTTCTGGCACATTCTCTGGATCTGCAACACTTTCAGGTGCCATTACACTTTCTAATACAACTGCTTCAACATCAACGAGTACTGGTGCTTTGACCATTGGCGGTGGTCTTGGTGTAGCAGGTGCAATTTACGCCGATCAAATTCGTTTAACAAATAATGGTAATGGAACAAACGTCTACGTTGGTGATGATGTTCGAATAGGTGATATTAATACTGCCAACACATTAGGTATTCGTGGTCTTCAAGATTCGACTAAAGGTTATATCGTTTTTGGTGATTCTAATGGAACCGCATATATCGGGCGTGATGGAACAAATCCAATAACTGTTTATGGTGGACAGTTTGTAGTAAATGGTTCTGTTAATAATGGCGCTGCTGCGCTGCAGCTCACTGGTTATGCAAGCAAAGGTGGTACTGGTTATCACGACTTTTTAAGCGTAACTAATACATACGGATCTGCAACAAACGCAAACAAATACTTCCGTTTGAACACCACTGGTCAACTTGAGATTATTAACAGTGCGTATACTGCTAATATTTTCACTTTAACAGACGCTGGTGTTTTAAGTGTTCCGCAAATCTCTGCTGGTGGATCTACTGGCACTAACGGACAAGTTCTTTCATCTACTGGCACTGGTCTTCAGTGGATCTCTGTTGGTGGTACTGGTACTGTAACATCTATTACTGCAGGAACTGGACTTACTGGTGGAACGATCACCAGTTCAGGTACTATTGCTCTATCAAACACTACAGTTACTGCAGGGTCTTATGGTTCTGCTACTGCGGTTCCAGTTATCACTGTTGATGCACAAGGACGTATTACTGCTGCATCAACATCAACTATTTCTGGTTCATTAACATTCACAGGCGATGTCACTGGAACTGGTTCGACTGGTTCTTCTACAGCATTAACACTAGCTAATTCTGGTGTAGTTGCTGGAACATATACTAAAATTACTGTAGATGCTAAAGGACGTGCAACTGCTGGTGCTTCTGCAACAACTACTGATATTTCTGAAGGTACTAATCTTTATTACACTTCTGCTAGAGCTAACTCTGATTTTGATACTCGTTTAGCTACAAAAACAACAACCAATCTAGCAGAAGGAACAAACCTCTATTATACAGATACCAGAGCAAGAGCAGCACATTCAGCTGGAACTGGTATTTCTTATAATAGCACTACTGGTGTTATATCAACATCACAAGATATTTCCACTGCAGGTTCTCCTACATTCGCAGGATTAACTACAACAGGTAATGCCAGCGTTGGTGGCAGTCTGACTATAACTGGAGATCTGACTGTTAATGGAACTACCACAACTGTTAATTCAACCACTGTTACAGTTGATGATAAAAACATTGAGTTGGGTTCTGTTACAACTCCAACTAATATAACAGCAGATGGCGGTGGTATTACTTTAAAGGGTACTACAGATAAAACATTCAACTGGGTTAATGCTACTTCTGCATGGACATCTTCTGAACATTTAGCATTAGCTTCTGGTAAAAATATTATTCTTAATGGTGGTACTTCTGGTAGTATTACATTAACAGCAATTCAGATTGCAGGATCGAACACAATAACATTCCCAGCAACAACTGGTAATGTTATAACATCAGGTGATTCTGGTACAGTCACAAATTCAATGTTGTTTGGTTTAATTGCTAATAACAAATTAGCAAACTCAACAATTTCTGGTGTTTCTCTTGGTAGTAGTCTTAATGCCCTTTCCGTTGGTTCTGGGTTATCTTTAAGTAGTGGTACTACATATGATGGTTCTGCAGCGCTGACTATTAGTCATGCCGACACTTCTTCTGCTGCAAACTTAACAGCTTCTGCTAGAACATACGTTACTGGTTTAACCTTCGATACGTTTGGACACGTAACTGGTTATACTACTGGCACAGAAACTGTTGTTGACACTAATACTACATACAGTATTTCTGCAGAAACTGCAACTGGTGGAGTTAATCTTCGTTTAACTGGTTCAGATTCTTCTACTGACGATGTTAAAATTGCAGCTGGAGCAAATATAACTGTTACCAGAACTGATGCTAGTACTATTACTATTGAGTCAACTGCAGCTGGCGGTGGTTCTACTCCATGGTTATTTAAAACAGCAAACTATACAGCAGCGGCATCAGACAGAATTATTGCAACAACTACTAGCGGTGGATTTACTATTACTCTTCCCGCTACACCATCTCAAGGTGATGAAGTTATTATTGCTGATGGAGATAACTGGCAGACAAACAATTTAACTGTGAATAGAAACGGATCTACAATTAAAGGATTGGCGGAAAATCTAGTTATGGATATCGCTGGAGTTAAAGCAGAGTTTGTATACAGTGGATCAACATGGTTAGTCTTTGCCTTTGCATCTGGCGCTGATGATACTCTTGCTACTTCTTTAGCAATAGGAGATGAATTCTAATGGCATTATTAAGTCAAATTTTAGCAGCCTCAACAGTTAGGGGTGAAAAAGGTCCAACAGCTACGGTGGACTTGGGTACTGTTACAGTACTAAACCCAAATCAAAATCCAACAATAACTAACACAGGTTCTACTGGATCTGCATTGTTTAGTTTTGGAATACCTGCAGCACCATCAGTAACGATGCATGCTACGCCAATGCTGGTTGGTAATCCAAATTCTAATCCTGCTATAAGCAATAGTGGTACTGGTGGTAACGTTGTGTTACAAATGACTATGCCAAGAGCACCAGTTGTTTCTTTAGGTTCTGTTAGCGTCGCTACATCAGGACAAAATGGAACTGTTACTGCTACAACTAGTGGTGCTGGAGACGTTGCATTTAACTTTGTTGTACCACGTGGTATTGTGTGGAGATCTGGATATAATGGTGCCACAACATACTATGTGAATGATGCTGTAACATATTTGGGGACAGCATATGTTTGTATACTAGAGAGCACTGGTAATTTACCAACAAACGCTACATACTGGAGCGTGTTTGCTAGTTCTGGTAGTGCTGGTGCAACTGGTGGTGGTTCAGATCAAATTTTCTGGGAAAACGATAAAACTGTAACAACTTCTTATACAATGACTACTAATAAAAATGCAGTTACAGCAGGTCCAATAACAATTAACAACGGAGTAACTGTAACTATCCCAGATGGTTCAACATGGACAGTTGTTTAAATTATGAGTATTTTAAAAGTCTCTGGACTAAAAGATCTTAGTGGTAATACCATACAATCTGTAGCACAGATAGTATCAACTCAAAAAACCGATTCTTGGTATTCTAGTACTACTTTATGGACAGATATTCCTGGTATGTCAGTAGTTATAACACCAACTGCAGCGTCTAGTAAAATATTAGTCTTAGTTTCTATACAATTTACTACTAGTGGACATGCTGGCATTAGATTATACAGACATCAAAATCCTATAGCATTTGGAAACCCAACAGGTAATAGAACATTTGCGTTTGATTGGTATTATGGAACTAGTAGTTATAATACCGCTGGATATCCAAGAACAAATAAAGGTGGTCATTGGTTAGATTCCCCGAATACTACTTCTGCTATTGAATATAAAGTTCAATATGCTGCACCATATAGTAGCAGTTACTATATTGGTGTTAATTACAATCCTTATGATAATAGTAATGCAACATGGAATGCATCTACTGTGTCAACTATACATGCAGTGGAGTTTTTACAATGAGTGTAGTGAAAGCTAATAAATGGTTTAATTTAGATGAAGTACAGATGACGCCATATGTACAAGCAGTTACTGTTCAAAAGACTGACACATTTTATAGTAATTCTACATCTTGGATAGATGTTACTGGTTTATCATTAACTATAACTCCAACATATGCAACAAGCAGAATAATGTTATACATATTTTTACATTTTTCTAGTGCTGGACATGGGGGCATGAGGTTGCTTAGAAATGGTACTGCGATAGCCATCGGAGATTATCAACAGTCAAATATTAATAGGGCTACTTTTTGGCAATATGGTACAACGAGTTATAATACAGTAGGATATGATGCTGATAATAAAAGTATGGTTTGGGTAGATTCTCCCAACACAACATCTGCTGTTACATATAAATTTCAATATATTATTCCACAAGGTGGATATGTTGGGGTTAATTATAACGCATATACTGATCCAGATAGTAATTGGAACTATACTGTTCCTTCTTCTATCACTGCATTTGAGGTTCAATAATGACACACTTGAATATATCAGAATTACGTGATTTAAATAATGTTAAAATAAAAACTTCTGCGCAAATAGTCACTGCACAAAAAACTGATACATGGTATAGTAATTCTACATCATGGATAGATGTTCCTGGGCTTTCTCTAAATATAACACCATACAGTAATACTAGTAAAGTATTTGTTATAGTTAAACTTTCTCATAGTTGTTATGGACATGGAGGGTTTAGACTTTATAGAAATTCTACATTAATTGCAGCAGGAGATCAAAGAGGTTCTAATAGAATATCAGAATTATTTGATTTTTATGGTACTAATAGTTACAATACTGCTGGATGGGAACCAAGAACCAGAATAGCATATTGGTTAGACTCACCAGCAAGTAGTTCTGCATTAACATATAAAATACAGTTTGCAGTACCGCACAGTAGCAGTTATTATGTTGGAGTTAATTATAATGCATACTCTAATGATAATTACTCATATAATTATAATACATCTTCCTCATTAACAGCAATGGAGATAATACAATGAGAGCAGCGAAAGTAATATTAAAACTTAGACCAGGTGCAGAATTTTCGCTAAATGGCGATATTGTTTGGCAAACAGATTCACAAGGTGTTACATTAGCTAGTAATATTGACTGGCATACTCAAACACAACCTATCACTAAACAAGAATATGAATCAGTTTTACAAGAAGTTATTGACGAAGAACCAAAACAATATCAGATTGATAGAGCTATGGCATATCCATCGTTGACACAATTAGCTGATGCAATTTACTGGCAGTCTCAAGGTGATAATTCTAAAATGGAAAAATATCTTGCAGATGTTAAATTAGTAAAAGATACATACCCAAAATAAAATGCCTTCATACGCTAAGATTGATCGTTGGAACAGGCTTGATGGTACGCCATATAATAATGTCATTCAAGTCAATCAAACCATTTTAACTAATGGTGATTATAGCGTGTCATTTTCTGGTGGTGCGCCAGATATAGATCAAGCATACAATAACGCAAGTTATCCACAAGGAGTATATACTGCTAATGCTTATGATCAATATGCTGGTGGTATGTCTCCAAGCGGATGGTATGTAGTACCTGATTTTAGTGTCAAAATAAAACCCAGACTATTAACTAGTAAAATATTAGTTATGCTCGAACTAACATATGGTTCTTCATACTGGGAAGTGCAAGGTAGAATAATTAGAAATGGTGTTGGCATCGGGCTTGGTAAACCACGTGGTTCTAGGTTTGCATGCACGTTTGCAGACAATAACTATGAACATCCTTCTAGCTACTCAGAATATTCAACATATAAAGCATCAGTTACATTGTTAGATGATCCGTTTGAATCACTTCAAGATGGAACAGCATCAGGAACTAACAGCAGCGAAGCTACGGCTGGACCAATTTCTTCAATACAAACACTAGAATATTGGGTAGAATTAAATTCTTATGCTGGGGAAACAATAACTGTTAATAGACCACAGTATACAAATAACGACACATCATATTGGGCTGAGCCAATATCTACATTAACAGTTATGGAGGTGACTTCATAATGTCTACACTAAAATTTGATAAATGGTTAAATGCTGATGGTACTGTTAGACAAACAATAGTACAAGTTGTACAATCAGTTAAAACAGATACTTACGCTGGTTCTAGTACTGATGTCTGGTTAGATACAGGATTTACTTGCTCCATAACTCCTAAATTTAATAAAAGTAAAATATTACTAATTATGACTCTCATGGGCGCATCTAGTTATTGGGAAATGGCTGGAAAGTTTCAAAGAAAAATAGGTGCTGGTGTAGCTGTTGATGTTGGCACTGGTAATCGTGGAACACAAGATAATGCGAATATGGGTGCTGGATTTATTCACAGTCATTATATGAATAACTACAAAAGTTTTTGGTATCCGTGTAATTATACACTGTTAGATTCTCCAGAAACAACATCCGCAGTAGAGTATAGATTATGGCTAAATCCTTATAGTTCAAATACAGTTTATATTAATAGAACATTTTATGATGAAAATAGCGCTGACTACCATGGTTGTCCTATTAGCACTATAACATTAATGGAGGTTGCTGGATAATGTCCTCTGTAATGAATTTTACAAACTGGCAAAACTCTGCTGGAACGGCACAACAAACTGTACTTCAAGTTAAACACACAGTGAAACGAGACGTTTGGAGCGGTGGTGGTAGTGGTACTACTTGGTATAGCGTTACTGGATTAAGTGCTACTATAACACCAACATCTTCTAACAGCAAAATTTTAATTATGGTTAGATTAATAGCAGGAACACAATACTGGGAAATACAAGGTAGGGTTACCAGAAATAGTACAGCAATTGGATTAGGAACTGTAAGAGGAAATAGACAAGCATGTGGTTTTGCTCATCTTAAATATGATAGTGGCTATGACTATTATGACTGGTTCCCTATGCAATATACTTACTTAGATTCACCAGCAACAACTAGTGCACTAACGTATCAGGTAGATTTAAATCCTTACGGCACTAATACAATTTACGTAAACAGAACACATAACGATAGTGATAGTTTAGATTATATGGGTGCGCCATCTTCTACTATTACACTAATGGAGATCTCAGCATGATTATTGAAGCATTAAAAAGTTTAAGACCTAATTGTTCTTACAGCGTCAACGGAGATACTGTTGATGGTATTAAATGGTTAAGCGATCCGTCATTAAGACCTACAGACGCAGAAATTATAACAGAATCTTTAAGATTAGAAGAAATAAAAAGATTACAAATGTACAAAATGAAACGTATGCATGAGTATCCTCCTATGACAGATTTTGTAGACGCTTGGGTTAAAAATGATGAGACTGCTTTAGAATCATATAGACAAAAGTGTATTGCAGTAAAAGAAAAATATCCAAAACCTGAAGGTCTATAATGTCAGTTAGTTTTACTGGTATCGGTGGGTATAAAGAAGCACTACCAAATGGTGCAGTGCTACAGACAGCTGTAGCCACAAATAACACACCAGCCAGCAAAGTATTCTCAAGCAGATCTGTTTATGAAGAAGTGCCTGGAACTCTTAGAGTTTCTATTACACCAAGATCAAAGTATTCAGTATTTGTCGCCCGAGCACACATTTATTGGGGTGGGTGGAATGGTAGTACAGATGTTTCACCATTGTTTAGGATTTATTGGGGTTCTTCATTAGGATCATACACAAAACCACTTGGACCGTTTTGGGGAGGTGGTGCCGTTTCTGGAAACGCAAATTATCCGCATGGAGTTAATACAGGAACATATCATTACGGTTTTGGTGATAATAATCACAGTGCACAGTCAGACCAAATACTTACAGTCGGTACTGCCAATGATGGAACAAGTAATACAAAGTATTTTGCATTGATGTGGGCGTGTGGTTATGAGGCAAACACCAGAACGATTTATTGGAATAGAAGTATTAACACAAGCAATGCATATAATCCTTATCATAACTGCACCTTGGCTATATCAGAAATATTAGTAAAGGACAAAGTATGAGTATTATTATTTCTGCGGGTAACCCTGGACTATCAAATGGTCATCCTAGTGGTACAGTTTTACAATGTGCTTGGGGTTTTAATACCGTCAATGGCTCTGCTACATTCGGCACCAGAAGTATATTCGGTCATGTTCCAGGTAAATTATTTTGTGAAATAAAACCATTAGCAGTCAATAATAAGATTGTAATAGACGCCCATTTATTTTGGGGTGGATGGCAAGGTACAGATATTGCAGTTAATTTTAGAGTAATGAAACGTGTCAATGGAAGTAGATGGACATTTGCTGGTATGTATGGTGGTGATCCTGTGCCTGGAACATCAGGAACGTATGGTGTAGCAACTGGAGAATATATTTACAGAAGAGGTAGTGGCGATTCTAATTCTTCGTCAAAATCAGATAATCTACAAGTTGAGGACACTGTAACATCTACTGACATTCATCAATATGCAATTATGTGGGCATGTGCATATGATGCAAACAGCAGAACATTGTTATGGAATAGAGCTAACAATTATGGTAATAGTTATAACCCACACCATACCTGCACTATTGTAGCTACGGAGTATCAAGCATGAGTTTAACGTTTACCCCAACAGCAACACAAGCAGTAGCTTATTCTGATATACCTTCTGGTCATACCATTCAGATGGCTTATGGGCAAAATACAACTAATGGAACAAAAGTATTTTCAGCTTGGAATACTTTTGAAGCAGTTCCAGGAGGATTGTCTTGCACAATAACACCAAAAGCAGTTGGAAATATAATGCTTATACAAGCACACTTGTTCTGGGGTGGCTCTAACTACCAGTCTAACGACTGTGCAGCAAATTTTAGGATTTACAAATCTATAAATGGTGGATCTACATATACTTCAGCTGGTACATATTACACAGATGCTGGGCTTGGGCAACAAGCTGTTATCGGTGTAGCCACTGGAACTTACCTTTATAACTGGGGTGACTCAAACGCTAGTGCTTTAGATGATCATATTCTTATGTATGACACTGTTTCTAGTACTAACTCTACTATTTACGCTGTTTGGTGGGCATGTGGATATGCGCCGAGCAGCAGAACTTTATACTGGAATAGAACAGTAAATACTGGAAACTCTTACAACCCAACTCACGTTTGCTCAATAACTGTAAAAGAAATAAAGGCATAAACTATGAAAGCACAACAAAAGAAACTAGAATTGTTAGACGTAATTCAATCTATTCAATCTAAAACAGAAGGATCTGAAACTTGGTCTTATACTATACTAGGAGATAAATTTCCAGAAAATGAAGAACAGTATTATTCTACAGTGTTTTTTAGTTTTGGAACAAAACCTACTTGGGATCAAGTTCAGGCTGAATTACCTTTAGTTCAACAGAAATTTGAGAACGAAAAATACAAATATTCTAGAATTAATGAATATCCTTCTTTAGAAGACCAGCTTGATATGATTTTTCACGGAGGTGTAGATGAGTGGAAAGCTAAAATTCAAGAAATAAAAGATAAGTATCCTAAACCATAAATATACAAGAACTAATTAACGGACGGGAATTATGGCTGTCGCATCTAGAGACCAATTAAAACAATACGCACTCCGTGCTCTGGGTGCACCTGTAGTCGAAATTAACGTAGATGACGATCAATTAGAAGATCGTATTGACGAAGCACTTGAACACTGGAGACAATATCACTGGGATGGTGTTGAGCAAATTTACATGAAACAAAAAATTAGCGCAACAGAGATTGTGCTAACCACAGCTGTTGCTGCAAACTTTCAAATAGGCGAAATCATAACAGGAGCAACTACTGGTGCAAAAGCCATGGTATGTAAAGAAACCAACAGACAACCTACTGGAACTTTACTGCTAGTTAGAAATGTAACAGGAACTTTCCAAGCTGGAGAGTCTATAAATGGTGCTAGTTCTAACCAATCCGCTACAACTGTTTCTATAACTCTTGGCGAATATGATAAAAGATATATCACTATACCTGATTTAGTGTATGGTGTTACAAAAGTTCTTTCTATGGGGCAAGCATCGTCCTCAAAAAATATCTTTGATTTGCAGTATCAATTAAGACTAAATGATTTATATGATTTAACTGCAACAAGTATCATCTATTACAAAACTGTAATGTCTCATTTAGCTTTGTTAGATTTAGAATTAAATGGACATACATCATTCCGTTTTAATCGTAGACAAGGTAGACTTCTTTTAGATATTAACTGGGAGACAGATGTCATGCTTGGTGATTATGTTATCATACAAGGATATCGTGCTCTAGATCCAAATGAGTTTACAAAAGTTTGGAACGAATCTTGGTTAAAGCATTACGTGACTGCACTGTTTAAAAGACAGTGGGCTACAAACATCAAGAAATTCTCTGGCATTCAACTTCCAGGTGGTGTTACACTAGACGGCGATAAGCTATATGATGAAGCAGTGACAGAGTGTAAAGAATTAGAAGACGTGTTAGTGAACAAGTCTGCTCCATTAGACTTTTTCTTAGGATAATAATGTCAACAGTAAATGTTTATTTTTCTCATGGTACGAGAAATGAACAGTATCTTGTAGAAGACTTGATCATTGAATCTTTAAAGATTTATGGTCAAGAGTTTTTCTACATTCCAAGAACGCTGGTATCCAAAGATAAAATTCTTGGTGAAGATAGATTGTCCGAATTTAAAACATCGTTTCCTATCGAAATGTATTTCGAGAACGTAGATTCTTTAGATGGACAAGGTGCATTTATTCAAAAATTTGGATTGATGATGGAGCAATCGGCTACGCTAGTAGTTGCTCGTCGTCGTTGGGATCAAATGGTTGGACGTTATGGTGCAACTATTTTACCTAATCGTCCATGTGAGGGTGATTTAATATATTTCCCATTATCAAAAGGTTTGTTTGAGATTAAATTCGTAAAACACCAAGATCCTTTCTATCAACTTGGTAAATTATATGTTTACAAATTACAAGTTGAATTGTTTCAGTATAGCAGCGAACGTATTGATACTGGTATTAAAGAAGTTGATGCGTTTGAGTCTCTTAAAACATTTACTACAAATACAACAAGAACACCATATGGACAAGTGATTAAAATTAATGTGACCAATCAAGGTAGCGGATATACTACTGCTCCAACTATATCATTTACATCAAGTTCTGGTTTCGGTGCGGCTGCAACAGCTGTGATGGGTACTGGTACCAACGCTGGTAAAGTTGTAGCTATTAACGTGACAGAAGGTGGTGAACGTTATCAAACAGCACCAATAGTTTCTATAACTGGCGGTGGTGGAAGTGGTGCATTGGCAACAGCTGTTATTGAAGCGGATATCGACAGAGTTGATTCCTTTGGCGACAATAACAAATTCAAAGAAGAAGCAACAGATGTTCTGTTTAGCGAAAGCAATCCATTTGGTGAGATTGGAGAATAATGCTTAACAATAATGTCTTTTACCATGGAATAATTCGCAAAAGTATAGTGGCTTTTGGTCGCTTGTTCAGCGACATCTATATCGATCGCAAACAAGGCGATTCGGTTAATGGAACAACTATACAAAGATTGCAAGTTCCATTAGCGTATGCTCCAAAAGAAAAATGGTTAGTTCGTATAGAACAAGATCCAAATTTAGAAAACAATACATACGTTTCTTTACCAAGAATGTCTTTTGAAATAACAGCTTATACTTACGATTCAATAAGAAAATTAAACCGTATGCAAAAAATAGAATGCGGAGATGGATCAACATCTAAAACTTTTATGTATAGTCCAGTGCCATACAATATTGATATTTCTTTGTATGTGTTAACAAAAACTCAGGAAGATGGATTGCAAATTATTGAACAAATTCTACCTACATTCACACCAGAATACACATTAACTATTAATGCTGTTCCAGATATGAATGTTAAATTAGATGTTCCTATTATTTTAAATAGTATTAATGTTTCAGATGAATATGATGGAGATTTTCAGACAAGAAGATTTGTTACGCATACATTAAATTTTACTATGAAAACTAGTCTATTTGGAGCTATCGCAGGGCAAGGTGTTATTGATACTGTCTATGCAAATGTTGGTATGAAAGAAAACTTTACCCCTACAAGAATTTATACTGCAGATGGTGATGTTACAACAGCTACAGTTAATAATGAGAATTGGGAAAATAACTTTTAATAATGGCTGAGATTTATAACAGCAACTCCAACTTAAAGGCAGCTGGAGTACAAGTACAATTTACACAAGAGAACATTCAAGAGTTTATCAAATGTTCTCAAGATCCTATTTACTTTGTTGAAAACTATTGTTACATCGTAACTCTTGATCATGGTTTGCAATTATTTAAATTGTATGATTGTCAGAAACGTAAACTAGATATCATCCATAATAATCGTCGTGTTATTCTTATGGAAGGGCGACAGCAAGGTAAGACAACAACTTCTGCTGCATATATTTTATGGTACACGTTGTTTCAACCAAATAAAAACGTAGCTATTCTGGCAAACAAAAAGGATGCTGCTCGAGAGGTTCTTGATCGTTATCAGACCATGTACGAGATGCTACCAAAGTGGATGCAACAAGGTGTCCTAACTTGGAACAAGGGTGACATTGAATTAGAAAACGGATCAAAAGTTTTCACCGCTGCTACTGGAAAGTCTGGTATTCGTGGTAAATCTGTTAACTTGCTATACGTTGACGAAGCTGCTATCATTCCCAACAACGTTGCCGAAGAATTCTTCACGTCTGTTTATCCAACTATCTCTGCTGGTCAGACTACAAAAATTCTACTGTCTTCTACTCCGCTGGGTTATAACCACTTTTGGAAGTTTTGGACAGACGCTGAAAAAGGTCGTAATGGATTTGTGCCCCTGTTCATTCCTTACTGGGAAATTCCAGGTCGTGATGAAGCGTGGGCTGCAGAACAGAAAGCAGCGCTGGGCGAACTTAAATTCACTCAAGAGGTTCTTTGTAACTTCTTAGGTTCTTCTTTAACCTTAGTTCGTGCAGATACGATCGCTAAAATGAGTCCAGAAGTGATTATTCACCAAAAAGATGGACTAGATGTATACGTAGAACCACAAGCCAACCATACATATTGTTTGATTGCAGATATTGCTAAGGGTGTTGGTGGTGACTATTCAGCGTTCCAGGTTATTGATATAACTGAGGTTCCATATAAGATTGTAGCAAAGTACAGAAATAACCAGATAAGCCCACTGCTTTATCCGAACGTAATCTACAAAGTTGGTATGGATTATAATAGTGCATGGGTTTTATTAGAAATAAATATATCTGAACAAGTCGCACATATTTTATATTCCGAGATGGAATATGAGAATATACTGTTTGTAACTCGCCACACTCTAGGACAAACAGTATCAGGTGGTTTTGGTGGCGGTAAAACTCAGCTTGGTGTTAATACAGATAAAAAGATTAAACGCATAGGCTGTCATAATTTTAAAGCATTAGTCGAAGAAAACAAGTTGCTTATACAAGATGCTGATACGATATCAGAAATCTCTACCTTTATCGAGAAAAAAGGATCGTACGAGGCTGACGAAGGATATCATGATGATCTAGTGATGCCATTAGTTCTATTTGCGTGGTTAACAACTAACTCTTACTTTAAAGACCTGAATAATATCAATCTAAGAAAGGTCATGTATGAAAAACAAATGCAAGCTATCGAGGAAGAATTAACCCCATTTGGATTTTATGACGATGGTGGACCAGAAAAACCACCACTAAATTTCTGAGAAATCGTGAAAAAACTAAATAAAATGTAGACATGAAATTGTCTAAAGGTAAAACTTATTAACAAGGAGAATTACAATGCCGTTTCAATTATCTCCAGGCGTTGCAGTCGTAGAAAAAGATTTCAGTTCTATCGTTCCAGCCGTATCTAGTTCCGTTGGTGCCTTTGCTGGAGCATTCCAGTGGGGTCCAGTTATGGAGCCAGTTACAGTCGGTTCTGAGAACGAGTTAGTTCGTCGTTTCGGAAAACCAAACGATAGCAACTTTGATTCTTTCTTTACAGCAGCAAACTTCCTATCTTATACAAATAACCTACTGTTGGTTCGTGCAGACGCTGGACACTTGAATGCGGTTGCTTCTCCGACTGGTGGCGTAACTGCAGTTACTGTTGGTACAGCAGGTACAGGTTATGTTTCTACAGCAGCTGCTCCAGCAGTTTCTTTTAGTGCGCCACAAGTTTCTGGCGGTGCTAACGCTACTGGTACTGCAGTTCTTTCTGGTGGTGCTATCACTGCCATCGTTGTAGCTGGCACTATGGCTAACTACACTACTGCTACAATTACTATCACTCCAGCTGCTGGAGATACTGGTAGCGGTGCAACTGCTACAGCAACTATTGCTGGTGGACAGATCACTGGTGTTACAATGACTAATGGTGGTTCTGGTTATAAAGCGGTTCCAACTGTTACTATTTCAGGTGACGGTACTGGTGCTGTTGTTAACTCAGTTACTGTTGGTACATCTACTATTACTGGTGTTACAATCACTAACGCTGGTTCTGGTTATACTGCAGCACCAACTGTAACAATCGCTGCTCCTCCAACTGGTACTTCTGCACTTGCCACTGCAACTATTGCAACTGGTACTGGTCTAAAAATTAAAAATGGTGAAGAATATCTACAACAGTACGCCAATGGCGCTGGTATTGTTGGTGAATTTGCTGCCAAGTATCCAGGTTCCCTAGGTAACTCTCTATTTGTTACTATGGCTGATGCTGCAACATATTCTGGTTGGACTGTTACTATTAATGGTGCATCAATTAACTGTGCTACAGAATTTGATGCTGCTCCAGGAACTTCAACATACGCTGCTTCAAATTCTGCTACAAATGACGAATTGCACATTATTGTGTTCGATCGTGATGGTGGTATTACTGGTGTAGCTGGTACAATTTTAGAAAAGTTTGCTTTCGTTTCTAAAGCAGCCGATGCTAAGAAATCTGATGGTACAAACAACTACTACAAAGATGTTATCAATTCACGTTCTGAATGGATCTGGTGGATGGATCACACAACATCTGTTAACAACACAGGTGTAGATTGGGGTTCTCAAGCAGCTAATAACCAATTTAAGAGTATGTCTGCTCAAGTTAACCGCAACTTTAGCGGTGGTACTGATGACTACGCATTAACTGATGGTGAAAAACAAAACGCATTCGTGTTGTTCGAAAACTCAGAAGCATATGATGTTAGCTTAGTTCTATTAGGTAAAGCATCTTCTACAGTGGCAAATTATGTTATTAATAACGTAGTTGAAAATCGTTTGGATTGCGTTGCATTTGTTTCTCCACAAAATGTATTAACAGGTGCTGCTATTGTTGGAGCTACTTCTACAGAACAGAATGCTATTATTGCATATCGTAATGCTCTACCAAGCACTTCTTATGCTGTTCTTGACTCTGGTTACAAGTATCAATACGATCGCTACAATGACAAGTATCGCTATGTACCATTGAATGGTGACGTTGCTGGTCTATGTGCTCGTACTGATTACACTAATGATCCATGGTTCTCTCCAGGTGGTTTGAATCGTGGACAGATTAAGAATGTTGTTCGTTTAGCATTCAATCCAACTAAGACACAACGTGATGAGTTGTACAAGAATGGTGTTAACCCAGTTGTTACTTTCCCAGGTGAAGGTACTGTCTTGTTTGGCGATAAAACACTTATGGCACGTCCATCTGCATTCGATCGTATTAACGTGCGTCGCTTGTTTATCGTTCTTGAGAAAGCAATTGCAACAGCTGCTAAATTCCAGTTGTTTGAATTTAATGACAGCTTTACACGTGCCCAGTTTAAAAACCTAGTTGAACCATATCTACGTGATGTTCAGGGTCGTCGTGGTATCACAGACTTCCGTGTTAAGTGCGATGAGTCTAACAACACTGGCGAAGTTATTGATCGCAATGAATTCATTGCTGATATCTTTATCAAGCCAAATCGTTCTATCAACTTTATCACTCTTAACTTCGTTGCTGCTCGTTCTGCGATTAACTTCTCAGAAATTGGTGCGTAATTAGGGAATAAATAAGAAAGAACAAAGGAGAATTAAATGGCAAATATTGCTGATTTTAAAGCGCAAATGATTGGTGGCGGTGCACGCCCTAATCAATTCCGTGTTGAGTTAACATTCCCGTCTTACGTTACTTTGGGTGTTGTTGCTGGACAGCGTGCACAGTTTTTGTGTAAAGCTGCTCAGTTGCCAGCATCCACAGTAGAGAACATCCCTGTTCTTTATCGTGGTCGTCCTGTTAACTTTGCTGGTGAGCGCACGTTCCAACCATGGACTATTTCAATCTATAACGATACTACTTTCGGTATTCGTAATGCATTGGAACAGTGGCAATCTGGTGTTCAAAACTACAATGCCACTACTGGTCGTACTAACCCACGTGATTATCAAGTTGACTTAAACGTGCATCAATTAGATCGTAATGGTTCAACAATTAAGTCATACAAATTCGTGGATGCTTATCCAACTAGTATTTCTGCTGTTGGTTTAGACTTTGAATCACAAAATGCAATTGAAATGTTTGATGTTGAATTTACATATAACTTCTTCACATCAAATACTGGGGCTGCTGCTGATTTTGGAGTTAATATTTCTATCGATACTCCAATCGGCACATTCCCAATTTAATATAAAATAGGGTCTTTACATTATGCAAATTTTTGGCTTTGAAATAAAGCGTAAAACTCAACAGGACTTACCGAGCGTCGTACCTCCAAGTCCTGTTGAGTCAGGTGCAACCGTAATAAACACTGGTGTCAATGCTGGTGGTTATTACGGTGCAGTTTTAGATATTGAAGGTACGATTAAGACTGAAAATGATCTTATTCGTAGATATCGTGAGGTGTCTCAATATTCTGATTGCGATGGTGCGATCGAAGACATCGTTAACGAAGCAATCGTTGCAGACGAAGACAAACGCTGTGTTGAAATTAAACTTGATGATGTCAAAGTTTCGGCTAATATTAAAAACAAAATCAAAGAAGAATTTGATAATATATTACGCACTATAAAATTTGATGAAAGAGCACATGAAATCTTTCGTACATGGTACATCGACGGAAGATTATATTATCAAATTCTTATTGACGAAAACAACGTAAAGGGTGGTATTGTAGAGTTACGATACATTGACCCACGTAAGATTCGTCGTATCAAAAACATCAAAAAAGAAAAGACTCCACAAGGGGTTGAAGTCGTTAAACAGATAGAAGAATACTATTTGTATAATGATAAAGGTATTACAGAGCAAACAACACACGGTGTTAAACTTGCATTAGATTCTGTTGTGTATGCTCCATCTGGTTATGTAGACCAGAACACTGGTATGATGATGTCTTATTTACATAAGGCTATCAAACCTGTAAACCAATTAAAGATGATCGAAGACGCATTGGTCATCTATCGTATTTCTCGTGCGCCAGAACGTCGTATATTCTATATCGATGTCGGTAACTTACCAAAACTAAAAGCAGAGCAGTATGTCTCTGACATCATGAACAAGTTCCGTAACAAGATTGTTTACGATGCAACTACTGGTGAGACACGTGATGATCGTCGCCACTTGTCTATGATGGAAGACTTCTGGATGCCACGTCGTGAAGGTGGTAAAGGTACAGAAATTACTACACTTCCAGGTGGACAAAATCTTGGCGAAATTCAAGATATCGAATACTTCCAAGGTAAGTTATATCATGCGTTAAATGTTCCTGTGTCACGTTTGCAACCACAACAAGGTTTCAGCATTGGTCGTTCACAAGAAATTTCTCGTGATGAAGTTAAGTTTAATAAATTTATTGTCAGACTTCGTAAGAAGTTTTCTGTGCTATTCTCAGAAGCGCTGAGAGTCCAACTTGTTGCTAAGAATATTATCACAGCAGATGAGTGGGAAGACATTAGATACAGATTAAAGTATGACTACCTAGAAGACAATCACTTCTCTGAGTTAAAAGACCAAGAGATTTTGATGCAAAGATTGAATTCTTTACAAACTGTTGATCCGTTTGTAGGAAAGTATTATTCACAAGCATGGGTGAAGAAAAATATTCTCCGTCAAGATGATGAAGAAATTGAACAGATTGCTTCTGAGATAGAAGATGAGCGTGAACTACAACTAGCGCAAGCAGAGCAACAAGGACAGATGCAGTTGGCAATGCAGCAACCAATGATGGATGCACAAGCAGAGCAACAAGCGCAAGAAGAACCAGCACCTGAACAACAGAATCAAGACGCTGGTGATGAACAACAAGATGAACAACAATCTAAGGCTAAAGTAACCAAGTTAAAAACTGGCACTTGGCCAAATTAACAGGAGAAATATATGAGCGATAACGTAACTGAACTAATTCATGCAATTGTAACTGGCAATGCGGTTGCAACAGAGACATCATTTCAAAGTGCAATGGCAGAAAAATTAGCACCGATGATTGATGCTAGACGTATAGAAGTAGCTCAATCACTGTTTGCTTCTCAAGAACAAGTTTCTGAAGAAGATTCACAAGAGCAAGATTAATGTTTTATTCTGAGTTTGTTAAATCATTCAAAAGATCTGATGTTGTAGAAAGCACCAGATCTTATACACACTTAATTGAAAAAATTCAGGACGGATCAATTTTAATAGACAACAACAAAACTGATTTTAAAACTATAGAAGAAGCGAGACAATACATCAAGCAAGACTATATTTCTAAACAACTAGAAGAACAAGTATCTAAAGAGTTATATGAAGAAATTTCTGACAATAAAATTGCAACTATTATAAAAGAATATCACGATATTAAAGTAACAGATACTCTAATTGAATCATACATACAGCTCGCTTCTTCTCATATTTTTAGTGTCGATCCAGTTGTTCAAGATATAAGAAAATTAAATAAGTTAGATAATCTAATTGAAGGTAAATTGCATTACGTATTGAATGACGAATCAATTGTAGCAATTAGCGAACAAACTCAAGATAAGCTAAATAAATTATTGCAACAACAAACAGATATTATCGAGTATATGAGAGAAAACAAAAGTAATTTCTTTCATGTTCTTGAACAAATAGAGGAATAAAGATGGCAGTCACTAAGACGATTCTTAAAAATACAAATAACGAAACAGTCGTTAAGATTGCTGGTACTGCAGCATCAACAACTATTGATCTGCAGACTGATCTTCTAGCATCAACACAAGCCCTAGATGGTGCCACTCAAACAGTTAATATCGCAGGTGTGCAATGGGTTGGTTTGTCTGCTGCTACAGTAACTATTGCTAGAAACTCAGTTAATGTATTAACATTACCAGGTGGTGGTGCTGATTATATGGAATTTGCTGCTGGTAATGGTTTTGTAGATACTGTTGAAAATACTAGCGATATTGTTGTTACTATTGCTGGCGCAGAAGCGCAATGTTACTTAGTACTACGTAAGGTTGGTGGTTACGCTACTAAGGTTGAGACAGCAGTGTTTGGTGCATACGATAATCAATCTGTAGTAGGGAGTTAATTAATGAAACTCATTAGAGAAGTAACAGAATCAGTTAAACTTGTTACCGAGGCTAAACTTGGTAAAGGTAAAGATTATTTTATTGAAGGTATTTTTCTTCAATCAGAATTAGTGAATCGCAATGGTCGTATGTATAAAGAAAGTACAATGGACAAAGAAGTTTCACGCTACATTAAAGAATATGTAGAAAAGAATCGTGCTTATGGTGAGTTAGGTCATCCAGATACTCCAAGTATCAACCTTGATCGTGTCTCGCACATGATTGTTGGTCTTCGTAAAGAAGGAACTAACTATATCGGTAGAGCAAAAATTCTTGAGACTCCAATGGGTAATATCGCTAGAGGTCTATTAGATGGTGGCGCAAACCTTGGTGTTTCAAGTAGAGCACTTGGATCTCTGAAAATGAACGAAGACGGAGTACAAGTTGTTCAGGACGATTTTATGCTGTCTACAGCAGCTGACATCGTTGCTGACCCATCAGCCCCAGATGCTTACGTAACAGGTATCATGGAGAGCAAAGACTGGGTATTTGTTGATGGAAAGTTTGTGGAAAAGAATATTGAAGAAGTAAAAGCTGTTATACAGAAAACTTCTTCTCGTAATCTACAGGAAGCTAAGATAAAGGCTTTCAAGAATTTCCTGAGTAAAATCAGATAAATTATAAATAATTTAATAGAACTATCCAGTTAGGAGAAGACGATGTCAATCGAACAAAAAATTGCAGAACTCTTAGCAGAATCAAAAGCAGCTAAACTTGCCGAGCAAGCTGCCAATGAAGAAACTAATGAGATCGTAGAAAATCAAATGGACGAAGAGGCTGTTAAACCAGCCCCAGAAAATCCAAATCCAGACAATGCTCGTAACAATGTCCAAGATGAGAAAGAAGCAGAAGGTGGCACTTCTAAGAAAGAAAATCGTGCCACTCAAGGTGCTTCTGCTCCAGAATCACGTGCAAGCGTGAAGGAAGACATGGACGCATTGTTCAATGGTGAAGAATTAACAGAAGAATTTAAATCAAAGGCGACTACTATTTACGAAGCTGCAGTTATGGCTCGTGTAAAAACAGAAGTTGCTCGTCTTGAAGAAGAATTTGCAAGTAAGCTAGAAGAAGCTACTGCTAAACAAATTGAGGGTCTTGTTGAACAGGTTGATGGATATCTCGGCTATGTAGCTGAGCAGTGGATGGAACAAAATGAAATTGCCCTTGAGCGTGGTATGAAGTCTGAAATTCTTGAAGGCTTCGTTGGTGGTCTTAAGTCTCTATTCGAAGAGCACTATATCGAAGTTCCAGAAGAACGTTTCGATGTGTTAGGCGAAATGGAACAACATATCGAAGATCTTGAAGCAAAACTTAACGAACAAGTTGCTACTAACATTGAGTTGAGCAAGACTCTTGCTGAACAAAAGCGTAGCGAAATCGTTAAAGTAGTAAGCGAAGGCTTGACTGATACTGAAACTGAAAAGTTTAATGCATTAGTTGAAGAACTTTCTTACGAAGATGCTGAGTCTTTCGAAACAAAAGTTAAGACTATCCGTGAAAACTATTTCACAACTAAGGCAGCTACAGAAGTTAAGTCTGTAGTTACTGATGCTCCAGTAGAAACATTGACTGAAGAGAAGAAAGAGAAAATCGATCCATCTATGTCAGCGTATCTGTCTGTTCTAAACAAATTAAAATAAGGAAATTAACATGACTACTCGTCAACAATTAGTAGAAAAATGGGCACCAGTCCTAAATCACGAAGGTGCTGCACCAATCAAAGATCAGTATCGTAAAGAAGTTACTGCTGTTCTTTTAGAAAACCAAGAACGTGAAATGGCTAAACAACGTGAAGCGTTGTTTGAAGCTGCTCCAACTAACGCTGTTGGTTCATATCCAGACGCAGGTGGTATGGCTAAGTTTGATCCAGTATTGATCAGCTTGGTTCGTCGTTCTATGCCACAACTTATCGCTTATGACGTTGCTGGCGTTCAGCCAATGACTCAGCCAACTGGCTTGATCTTCGCAATGAAGTCACGCTATGGTTCTATGGGCGGCACTGAAGCATTGTTCAACGAAGCAAACACAGAGTTCTCTGGTGTTGATGGTGCTGGTTCACAAGCTGCTTACGATTTCGGTGGTTCTGAAGTTATCGGTCGTGGTATCGCTACTTCTGATGCAGAACGTCTAGGTCAAGGTGGTGCTGGTGATGGTTCTTTCAACCAAATGGCATTCTCTATCGAAAAGACTTCTGTTACTGCAAAGACTCGTGCTTTGAAGGCAGAATACTCTATCGAATTAGCACAAGACATGAAGAGCGTTCATGGTCTTGACGCTGAAGGCGAATTGAGCAACATCCTTTCAAGCGAAATTCTTGCTGAAATCAACCGTGAAGTTATCCGTACAATCTACAAGACTTCTAAAGTTGGTGCACAAGTTGGTACTGCTGCTGCTGGTACTTTCGACTTGGACGTTGACTCTAATGGTCGTTGGTCTGTTGAAAAGTTCAAGGGTCTAATGTTCCAAATCGAACGTGAAGCCAATGCTATCGGTCAACAAACTCGTCGTGGTCGTGGTAACTTCATCATCACTTCTGCAGACGTTGCTTCTGCATTAGCGATGGCTGGTGTTCTTGACTACACTCCTGCCTTACAAGGAAACAGCAGCTTGAACATCGATGACACTAGCACTACTTTCGCTGGTGTTCTAAACGGCAAGTACAAAGTGTATGTTGATCCATATACTGCAAACGTATCTGCTACTCAGTTCTTCGTTGTTGGTTACAAAGGTACTTCTGCCTTTGACGCTGGCTTGTTCTACTGCCCATACGTTCCTCTACAAATGGTTCGTGCAGTTGATCCACAGTCTTTCCAACCAAAGATTGGCTTCAAGACTCGTTACGGTCTAGTTGCTAACCCATTCGTGGATCTTGACGATGGTTCTGGTACTGTTGGTGATTTGACTACTGACGCAAACTACTACTATCGTAAAGTTAAGGTTACTAACCTAATGTAATCGACTGAGCCTACGTAGATAGGACTTTATAGGGGATCTTCGGATCCCCTTTTTATTTCCTAAATAATAGTATGACTACTCTATCTTGCCCAATACCATCAAACATAAATCCATTGTCTCCCAATGGGTTCTTGTTTAGCATTCAAAAATTACCTACTGTGACATTCTTTTGTCAGCAAGTTAATCTTCCAGGTATAACCCTAGGATCACCTGAATTTGGCAACCCATTTCAGACTCAACCTATTCCTGGTGAAACACTAACTTATGATCAATTGAACGTGCAATTCTTAGTTGATGACCAAATGGAAAACTACATGGCAATCTATAATTGGATTGTAGCATTAGGGTTTCCTAATAACTATGAGCAATATACAACATTCTTTAATGAAGATCAGCGTTCTAATATATCTGAATTAGCAAAGAATTATTCTGATGCTACCTTACAGATATTAGGTGGTAATAATACTGCAATTAGAACAGTACAATTCATTGATATGTTTCCAGTAGTAATTGATTCTTTAATGTTTCAATCAACAAACCAAGACGTCCAATACCTAGTAGGAAACGCAACATTCCGCTACGGATATTACAAATTCTTGTAAGACAAATTTGATTTTTTGTAATGAATGGGGTATAATACTCCAATCTAATAATTGAGGTGATTATGAATATTGAACAATTGCAAGAAATGTGGGACAAAGATTGCGAGATTGATGACAACTATCTCGGCGAACAATCCACAGCAACTCCAAAACTTCATGCCAAGTATGTTAAAATACTTGTACAGGTTAAACTCAAGCACACAAAACTAACAGCAGAATATAATCTGTTGCGTAAAAATAAGTTTAGATATTTCCGTGGGGAAATGTCACGTGATGAATTGAAAGAAAATAATTGGGAACAGTGGCAAGGTATCAAGCCACTAAAAAATGAGATGGATGAATTTCTGACAGGTGATAATGAATTGAATCAGTCAGAAGTTAAGATCAAATATCTAGAAACTATGATTTATCTTTTGGAATCAATCCTTCAACAGATTAAAGCCAGAGACTGGCAAATTAAAACACATGTTGAATGGAAGAAGTTCTTAGCAGGAATGTAATGCAGAATGTAGTTACCATTGAAAAGTTAGATGAAGTTTATGTTAGAGTTTTTTCTGAACCTAGCATCGAGCAAGAATTAGCTGACTTCTTTACATACGAATATCCAGGTGCCAGATTCACTCCACAATATCGTGCAAGATTGTGGGATGGTAAAGTTCGTTTGTATGATCAAGTTAGAAAAACTCTTTATGTCGGATTAATTGATTATGTTGAACAGTTTTGTTCACGCAACGATTATCTTCTAACTTGGAAAACCGACATGAATTTATCCAATGGATATACTACTGATAATATTGAAACATATGTTCGTTCTCTAGATCTACCAGAAAAAATTGAAATTCGTGACTATCAGATAGAAGCAATAACTGTTGCACTTGATAAGCAGCGAACACTGCTATTATCTCCGACTGCATCAGGAAAGTCATTTATAATTTACAGCATTATGAGATGGCATGTTGATGCAGGACGCAAGTGTATTCTTATAGTGCCAACTACATCTCTTGTTGAACAGATGCACTCAGACTTTAAAGATTATTCTAGTGTCAACGGATGGGATGTATCATTTCACTGTCAAAAATTATATTCAGGTTTTCCAAAACAATTTCAATCAGATGTTTTAATTACAACATGGCAGTCGATCTATTTACAACCAAAAGCGTGGTTCAAGCAGTTTGATGTAATGTTTGGTGATGAAGCACATAACTTTAAAGCCAAGTCATTGACTGGTGTTATGGAAAAGATGGATAACATATCTCATCGAATCGGAACTACTGGTACACTAGATGATAAGAAAATACACAGGCTGGTTTTAGAAGGTGTGTTTGGTAAAGTTCACAGGGTTACCACTACCAAAGCACTTATGGATTCTGGGAGATTGTCTAACCTAAATATAATGTGTGTGATACTGAAATACTCTGAAGAAATTCGTAAAGAACGAAAAAATAAAACATACCAAGAAGAAATGGATTGGTTAGTTTCAAATACAAAACGAAACAAATTCATTCGTAACTTGGCAGTAACTTCTAAAGGCAACACGCTGGTTCTTTTTCAATACGTTGAAAAGCACGGCAAAGTTCTCTACGATCTTATTAAGGAAAAAGTTCATGAAGATCGTAAAATATTTTTCGTTTATGGTGGCACCGAAACAACTGATAGAGAGGCAATCAGGCATATCACCGAGGGAGAGGAAGATGCTATCATTATTGCGTCGTTCGGGACGTTTTCGACTGGGATCAATATACCTTCGATTGAGAATGTTATTTTTGCGTCCCCTTCTAAGAGTAAGATACGCAATCTACAAAGTATTGGGCGTGGTCTAAGATTAAAAGATGGAAAAACAAAATGTAATTTGTTTGACATCGCAGATGATTTGCATTGGAAATCTTGGAAAAACCATACTCTAAATCATGCAGCAGAACGTTATAAAACGTATGCTGAAGAAGAATTTAAAACTAAAATTGTAGAGGTGGAAATATGCTAAGTGGCGACGAACTATACGTTGTTCTAAAACTAACCAGTGGTGAACAAGTAATGGCTGTCTTGTCTGCTGAAGATGAGGAGTATCTTGAGATAGTTTCGCCCATGTGTATAAAAACTATACCAGTACTACAAACTGGCAGAGAGCATATTACTGCTGCACCACTCTGCCAATTCACAGACGATACAACTTATATCTTAGCGAAAAAAGATGTAATGTTTGTAAAGAAAATGCATCATGTTTTCATTCCCCACTATCAAAGAATTGTTGCAGAGCACGAACAGTCTGCAGTATTTGAGCCAACACAAGAAGAAAAGAATAAAGAGTGGGATGATCCTACTATGAGCCCACAAGAAGCAAAGAAACGTATGGACATGCTTAAACATCTAACGAATGAAGAACCAGAAGAACGAATACCAAATTTCGTTCCTGGAAATGATACGATTAACTGATGTCTTTATCATCCCTAGACACCCTGGATTATCTCCCAAGTCAAATATAAAAGCAAATTTATTTTGTAATACAATCAGATTTGTCTTTTTATCATAGGTGTTGTATACTTATGGAAATCATTGAAAGGAAAATGTATGTATGGCTCATTATGTAAACAACGCTGATTTTTTGCAAGCACTTATAGAATATAGAAAATTAAAGTCTCTTGCAGAACAAGAAGGTAAGGATAAACCAATTGTCAGTAATTACATTGGTGAGTGTATTTTAAAAATTGCAACGCATCTTTCCTACAAACCAAATTTTATAAACTACTCTTACCGAGATGATATGATTCTCGATGGTGTGGAAAACTGTATTCAATATATTGACAACTTTGATCCAACTAAATCCAACAACCCTTTTGCATATTTTACACAGATTATATACTACGCATTTCTTCGTAGAATCGCAAAAGAAAAGAAACAAAGTTATATTAAAGGTAAGTTGATTCAAGATATGCCATTCGAAGCGTTTGAACTACAAGAAGGCGACGAAGATAAAGAATTTC